AGCCATTATTCTGATGGTCGATGCGAATTTGCAAAGAGAAACCATTCTTCCGAGTGAACGTGCATTTGCTTACAAAATGAAAATGGATGCAATTAAGCATCAGGGCGCACGATCAGATTTGACTTCGTGCCAAGTTGGCACGAAGTTCCGAGCAGACAAATCACTTGCAGATGATGCTGGTGAAAGTGCTCGAAATGTCCAAAGATTCATCCGTCTGACCAACCTCATCCCGGAACTGCTCGACCTTGTGGACGAAAAGACCCCGCAGCTGATGGTGCAGTACAAGCAGCGCCGGACGCTTTACAAAAAAATGAACATCACAGAAAAGGAGTAATCACCATGTCTGAACTGAACTATGCATCCACCCTTGCCGCCCTCGATGATGAATTTGCCTCGGCCAGCGCCCAGACCGGCGGCGGAGAACTGCCGGCGGGCCGCTACAATGCCATCCTGAAAGAGGCAAAGATCGTGCCCCGCAGCAATAACGGCATCGCCCTGAGCGTGTCCTTTGTCGTGACCGAAGGGCAGTACAAGGGCCGCTACGCCTTTACCAGCTACGGCCTGCACAAGAACGGCCTGCCCTTCTTCAAAGGCTTTTTGCAGATGATCCAGCTGCCACTCACGAAACTCAGCGAGCTGGAAAAGGCTCTCCCGCTGTTCCCTGGCCACATGTGCGTTATCGATGTGCGGCAGGACAGACAGAATCCCCAGTACACCCGCACCTATGTTGATCGCTACCTCGGCATGGGCAATGTGGAAGACTATCTAAACGCTCCGGCGCAGTCTGCAGCCAACGACGGCATGACCCCCGTAGAAGAGCCGGACGATTTTCCTTTTAACTAACAGGAGGCACACATGCTCGAACAGTTCCCGCAGGCTTTGAAAGAGAGCCGTCGTTGGGTCTGTTTCGATGCTTCCAAAACTCCCATCAACCCCGCCACCGGAAAGAACGCAATGCCAAACGAGCCCGCCACATGGGGCACGCTTGCAGCGGCGCAGGCTGCTGTTTCCCGCTTTGGTCTGCGTGGTGTCGGGGTCCTTTTGGGAGATGGACTATGCGGCATCGACATCGACCATTGCAGGGACCCGGACTCCGGCCAGCTATCAGACATGGCCCGGGAGATCATTGCGCAAATGCAGACCTATACTGAAGCCAGCCCCAGCGGCACTGGCGTGCACCTGTTGTTCTACGGTCAGAAGCCGGCAGGTGCCTGCCGCAAAAGCAGTATCGGACTGGAAATGTATGACGGCGGGCGGTACTTTACCGTTACCGGCAATACATTGGAAGACTCCCCTATCGAAGAGCGCACCTCCGAGTGCGCCGCCGTGCACGCAAAATATCTGGCTAAAGCGGAAGCACCCAAGACCCCGCCACCCGCTGTAGTGTGGCAGAAGGTTGACCGTTCCGATGAAGAGCTGCTGCGCACTGCCTGCTCTGCCCGGGACGGTGAACGCTTTGCCGCCCTGTACGCTGGAAACTGGCAGGCCTACTACAACAGTCACAGCGAAGCTGACCTCAGCTTCTGCAATTTGCTGGCATTCTGGTTTGGCGCAGACATGGAGCGCATGGATCACATCTTCCGTTCCTCCGGCCTGATGCGTCCCAAGTGGGATGAGCGCCGTGGTGCCAAGACTTACGGCCGCTGGACGCTGGAACGTGCCGTTGGTGACTGCCAGGAAGTGTACTCTCCCACAACCACACAGGACGCCGTTCCTTTCGTCGATCAGGACGAGGCTCTGCGCGCCCTCAACGCAAAATACAGCAGTACTCCGTCCGATCCTTTTGCCACTGTCCCGGCTCCCGGGGTAAAGAGTTATTCACTGGACGACACCGGAAATGCCAGACGTTTTCGTGACCGCTATTCCGACCGTGTACGCTACAATCCCACCGACAAGTGCTGGATGGTGTGGGACGGTATGCGCTGGAAGCGGGATGACATTGCCGCGGTCAAAGGTTTCGCGGATGAGATGCTGGATCAAATGGAGAAATCCTGTTTCGGCATCCGGGATATCAACACTGCCGGTGCCATGCGCCGCCATGTTCAGAAGAGCCGTTCCAGCCGCAGCAAGGAAGCTTTTCTCAAAGAAGCTCAACACCTGCCCGGCATCCCCATGCTGCCAGAGCAGTTCGATAAAAACAAAGGCCTGCTGAATGTCCGCAATGGTATTTTGAATCTTGCCCGCCGAGAGCTTATGCCTCATGACCGGGAGCGCTATATTACCCGCATGGCACAGGTAGACTACGACCCGGCCGCAAAAGCCCCTGTGTGGGAAGCATTCATCCAGTCCATCACCGGCGGGGACGTCCAACTGGCCGGATACCTGCAGGTCATGGTGGGTTACTGTCTATGCGGCTCCACCCGGGAACAGTGCATGTTTTTTCTGTACGGCGACGGTGCCAACGGCAAGAGCACCTTTCTGGAGACTCTGGCCAAAATGTTGGGCGACTACTGCATGAATGCGCAGGCTGATACCATTGCCAGCACCCGCAGCCGTTCTTCCGGTGCAGCCCGCGGCGACGTCGCCCGCCTGAAGGGTGCCCGTTTCGTTACATTGGAAGAGGGTGATCAGGGTGCAACGCTGGACGAAGGCCTTGTCAAGCAAATGACCGGTGGCAACACCATCACCGCCCGCTTCCAGTACGGCAAGGAGTTCGAGTTTCGCCCGGAATTCAAACTGGTGGAAGCCACGAACCACCTGCCCAAGATCCATGGCACTGATGTGGGTATCTGGCGGCGCATCCGGCTGGTGCCTTTCACTCAGAGCATCCCAGAAGAGAAACAGGATATCCTGCTGCCCCAAAAACTAGAAGCAGAACTTTCCGGTATCCTCAACTGGGCGCTGGACGGCCTGCAGAGCTGGCTGCGCAACAGTCAGGGCGGCAAGCGGCATGGCCTGCCCGCCTGTTCTGCGGTGGATAACGCCGTGAGCGCCTACAAACAGGATCAAGATCGTATCGCTGCCTTCCTCGCTGACTGCACTGAGCCCGCCGATGGTCAGACCGTACAGGCCAGCGTACTATTCCGTACCTACCTGAACTGGTGCAGTGAAAACAACGAGAAGTGGCGCATGGCCAACAAGCAGTTCGGCATGGAGGTCAAGAAGCACTATGATCTGCACAGTGGCAGATATTATAAGGAATATCTGAACCTGTGCCTTTCAGATGAAGGGCTTCGCTGTATGGCGCTAAACCGTAGCGGTGAATCTTCTTCAGCTCCCGTTCATGTTCAGCCATTATATGAACAAACCCGCCTAAAGAATTGATCGTGTGTCGGGTGTGTCGGGAGAACAGGCGTTTCCGAGACTTTTCTATATATAATTTTTGCTTTACATCTAGGGAGTTTTCAGAAATAGCCGTTTATCCGAAACACCCGACACGGAAAGGAGCATTCAACTTGACCTACGAAGAAAAGAAAGCCTGGCTCTGGCGATACCGGACGGCGAAGCGGTTCGAACTGCTCAAGCTGGACGAACTGGCCACGCTGCAAACCGACGCTACCCACACAACCCAGCGCATTTCCCCTGTGCCGGGCGGCAGCGGTGACGGGCAGGCATTGCCGCGCAGTGTGGAGCGTATCGACGAAGCCCGCCGTGCGGCAGAAGCGCAGTCTGCCGTGTGCGACGACATCCGAGCCGAGATCATGGCGGTATTCAGCCAGCTGGACGATGAGGTGGACTTCATGATCCTGTTCCGTCGGTATATCCTGATAGAGGATTGGCCGGACATTGCTGTCAACGTCCGCATCTCCCGCAGTCAAATGTTCCAGCGTCACAGTGCTGCAATAAAAAGACTGGACATCAAAAGTCCGGACTGAACCGGAGTAAACCGGACTTGATAACACTGTCAATCCCTGATAAAATTTAAAATGCAAGAGCCCGCAGGAAAGGTTCCCTTCCTCCCTCCTCCCTGCGGGCTTTGTGCTGCCCGGCTGCAACAGAGGATCACACATTTACCGATCAACAGCCTGAATGTACCAGCCGGGTTTCTTTGATATTTCTGCCGTCCGCATGGGCGGCTTTTTCTATGATTCCGACGAGAGAGGTGGTGACGTGCCGCGTGAAGATGGATACAAAAACCTTGTGCCGCTGGACCAGCGAACAAAGGATGAACAAAGGACAATCCAGGAAAAGGGAGGCATCGCCTCCGGCGTGGCACGCCGCCGCAAGCGCTCCATGCGGGAGGCAGCGGACTACTACCTAGCCCTGCCGGAGACCGACCGCCGCAGCGTGAATGCCCTGTTGCGGGATGCTGTGGACCCGGAGGACATCGACAACCAAATGGCCGTAATCAAGGGCATCACCGCCCGGGCCAAGAAGGGCGACCCGCAAGCAGCCAATGTGCTGCTGAAGATGCTGGGCGAGGACAAGCCGCCCGACGATACCGCCGCCGACACGCTGGAGCGGGCCCGGGAGCTGCTGGGAGGTGTGGACAGTGCCATTGACTGAGTTCCAGCAGGAGTTCCTGCGCAACTGCAGCCACCGCTGGAACATCAAAACCGGGGCCACCCGTTCCGGCAAGACTTATCTGGACTGCGCCATCACCATCCCGAAGCGCATCTGTGCGGCCCGGAACGAGGGCCTGCTGGTCATGCTGGGCAACACCCTGGGCACGCTGGAACGCAACGTGCTGGAGCCCATGCGGGCCCTCTGGGGGCCGGAGCTGGTGGGCGTTGTGCGCACCTCGGCTGCCGGCAATGTCGTGCAGCTGTTTGGCCGCAAGGTGTATGTGCTGGGCGCTGACAACAAAAAGCACATTGCCCGCATTCAGGGCGCAGCCTTTGAATATGCCTACGGTGATGAGATCACCACCTGGGACGAAGGTGTATTCCAGATGCTCAAAAGCCGCCTGTCCTGCCCGCACAGCCATTTTGACGGCACCTGCAACCCGGACAACCCGCAGCACTGGTTCAAAAAATTTCTCGACAGCGACGCAGACATTTACTGCCAGGCCTACACCATCGATGACAACCCGACCTTGCCGACGGAGTTCGTGGCTCAGTTGAAAAAGGAATACGCGGGCACCGTCTACTACAACCGGTTCATCCTCGGCCAATGGGCTGCAGCGGGCGGCATCATCTACCGGCCTTTTGCGGACAGCATCGCCGCCGGGGATGGCCGCTTCCTCTGGCATGAGGAAAAGCAGCCCTGCCCGTGGCACATTCACATCGGCGTGGACTTCGGCGGAAACGGCTCCAAGCACGCCTTTGTGGCCACCGGCATACTGCCGTACTACGCGGGCGTTGTGGGGCTGGCATCCCAGCGGGTGGACCCGCGTAATCAGGATGCCGACCACCTCGCCGCGCAGCTGATTGATTTCTGCATTGCCGTGTTCGCGCGGTATGGCGAAATCCATTACATTTTCTGCGACAGTGCCGAGCAGACACTGATCAACCACATCCGTGCCCGGCTGCGGGCCAGCAAGCTCCCCTGGCTGGCCGACCGGGTACAGAACAGCGCCAAGATCCAGATCATCGACCGCATCCGCCTGACGTCCATCCTGATGGGCGGCGGGCGCTTTTGGTATATGCCGGAAGCTGGCACCCTGCGGGATGCCCTTGCAAGCGCTCTGTGGAGCCAGAAGCATCCCGGCATTGATGAACGTCTGGACGATGGCACTACCGACATTGATACATTGGATGCGTTCGAGTACACCATCGAACGCGATTACAGGAGACTGACTGCAAGATGAACGTTGCCGCTTTTATTGAATACCTGAACAAAACGAAGGGCCTGCAGATCGACGCCTCCTACTATGCCAAAATTGAGAAATGGAGGCAGTGGTGGCAGGGCTATGTGCCCAGCGTGCACAACATCAAGATCACGCGGGAGGACGGCGAACACAAGCGCCGCCGGGCGTCCCTGCGGATGCCGAAGCGCGTGTGCGAGGACTGGGCTTGCCTGCTGCTGAATGATAAGACCACCTTCCAGATTGGAGACGTAGCTACCGCTGCTTACCTGCTGGGCAGTGATGAACAGCAGACCGGCGGCCTTTTGCGCCAGCTGCATTTTTGGGAGAATGCCAACAAGCTGGTGGAAAAGGCTTACTGGTCCGGCACCGGCGCTTTCGTTCTGAGCGTGGAGGGCATCAAGGGCACAGACGGCCAGCTGGAAGCCGACCCGGACGCCCGCATCGTGCTGGACTATGACCCGGCATCCTGCACCATCCCTCTGCAGGTAGAGCGCGGCATTGTGACCGAAGCCGCCTTTGTGTCTGAATGCCTGATGGACGGTAAGCCCTGCGCCTACCTGCAGACCCACACCTGCCGGGACGGCAGATATACCGTGACCAACGAATGGTTTGAGATCAGCCAAGAGCAGAACGGCGCACCGGTGTTCACCCCGCACAAAGCACCTGCGGGCACCGTGGCCGAATTGCAGCCGGAGGGCTCCCCGCCGTGGTTCAGCCTGTTTTCCCCTGCCGCCGAGAAGAACATCGACGGCGGCGCAGGCCTTGGCATGGCGGTGTTTGCGGAAACGCTGGACGCTGCCCAGGGCGTGGACCTCGCCTTTGACAACTACCGGCAGGACCTTTACCTTGGCGGCAAGAAGATCTTCTACGACCGCAGTCTGTGCAAGGTTGTGATCGGTGCCGACGGTCAGCCACGTTACATCCCACCCGACGACATGAGTGCGCAGCAGTTCTTTTCGCTACCCGGTAAGGAAGCCAGTCTGGACGCAGCATCGGAATGGCACGAGTACAACCCGGACCTGCGCACCGAGGATAACCACCGCGCTGTGCAGGATATGCTGAATCTGTTCAGTTTTAAATGTGGCCTGGGCTGTCACCGTTACAACTTCGACCAGGGCACTGTTACCACCGCCACCGAGTACACCGGCAGCCGCCAGGACCTTGTGCAGAGTGCCAACAAAAACCAGATCCCCATCGAAACAGCGATGATCGGCATCCTGCGTGCCATCCTATGGGCGGCAAAGAACCTGCTTGGCGAAGACGTGGACCCGGAAACCAGCATTTCCGTCAACTGGGATGACAGCTATATCGTCAGTGAGCAGGAGCGCACCAACCAGCTGAGGGAGGATGCCATTGCGGGCCTTGTGCCCCGCTGCCGCTACCTTGCCGCCCGGTACGGCCTGAGCGAAAAGGAAGCCCATGCCTGGGCCGAGGAAGCCAAAGCAGATAACCACACCGACGAAGCCCTTAGCTTCGGGGGTGCCTGATGCTGCCGCCGAGCTATCTCGACCAGATGCCGGACGCCTTTGTGGCTTTATGGCAGCAGGTTGAAGAGCAGATTTTACAGGACGTGGCCCGGCGCATCGGCAAAATGGACACGGTTACATCAACTGCCAACTGGCAGCTGTGGCGCTACCAGCAGACCGAAGCCCTGCGCAATGACATGGTGAAGCTTCTGGCCGAGTACTCCGGCAAGAGCGAAACCGCCATCCGCAGGCTGCTTTTGCAGGCTGCTACCGAAGCCATGGAGCGCGAGGATGCCATCTACTACCACTACAGTCTGGAGCCGACGCCCTTTGAAGAGAGTGCCGCGCTC